TTAATAACAATGTAATCTTTGAGTTACCTGTAAGAAGCTTAAAGTCTGGTATAAATCTTTTAACAGACATAAAGAACTCACCATCACCTCTAAGATCAGCAAGACCGGTCGTGCCTCCTAATGCACTACGTCTAGCAGATATGTCATAATCTCCGGATTTAATAAATGCAGCAATAGCTGTAGTGCCTGAACTATTTACTTGATCAGTTCCTACTTCATGAGCATAGTAAGTTGATGCTCCAAATCTATTTGTAATACCTTGAATATCAAAATTTGGAGTTGCTGTTTTATCGTATTCAGTTGCATATGGTACATCAAATACACCTGCATCTACATAACTTGTTCTTGCCAAAGATCCTGTAGTCCAAACTTGTTCTGCATAATTATATGTAACAACTCTATCTATTTGATCTGATCCTGACTTTGGATAAAACCAATTTACTTCACTGTATAATGTATTGTGTTCTGCGTAAACAATATCACTTGCATTAAAATTAATTCCTAGATTATCACCATCTGTTGTAAATACAAAATCTTCAACTAAACAAGGTAATGATTTTACCGTACCATCATAAGCAAAGAACCCACCTTCACCTGACATCCAAAATACAATACCATCAGAATAACTCAAAGCATGTTTACCTATTAATCCACAGTTTGTACCAACTTGTTTTACAGAAAAAGTAAATGGTGGACCAACGAATTGAATTACATATGCAGAGCTATCTGTTAAAACCAAAGTATAATCTTTACCAGATACAGCACCTACAATTTTATTTCCTTTGTCTAATCTAAAACTACCGGCAGTGTTAATAGATGTTGGTGTGTATGTATTTAAATCTTCTTGATTTGAAAATCTTATAAACATAGGATCAACGGTCGATGTATCTCCTATTGTTGTTTCAGTTCCAAAATGAAACAAGTGTCTATCTCTATCAGAAACTTGTGTTAGTCTAGATGACGTAGGATTGTTTGACGTAGAAAAATTTGTGGTTGTTGTAGATGCTCTGATTGTTCGTGCGTTTGATGCACCTGCATTCCATGTAAATGTTTTACCGCCTGCTACGGTTGCTACTAATACTTCTCCAAAGTTATCAAGACTCCAGAGGCCTGGTTCCAGAATCACGTCACTAACTGTTCTTTCTGTGCCCCACGTACCATCACCCCAGAGATATGTACCCCAACCATAACCTGCTGTTTGAAATGTTGGACCAACTTCAACGTATGGATTAACTGTGGCTGATCCTGCTGCTGTAATTCCTGCTCCGGATTCTACTGATGCCATTGTAATTGTAAAACTGTTTGTGCTAGACGTTACAATTTCAAAAGGTTTAGCAGTAAAATCTGATGCTGTGTATCCTGTTCCTGATCCAGGTAAAGTCACAGAAGTAAATGTAATATATCTTCCTACATCTAAATTATGTGAAGTTTTATTAACAGTTACAGTTGCTGAATTATTTGTAGTTGTGAATGTGAATCCGCTAATAGCCGTATCTAAGGGAGAAATATCATAAAAGTCGTTTCCATAATATAAAAACAAACCTTGTGTTGTTCCTATAGCCGCATATTTTTCACCCGCAATACTTGTCCAGCTATGCTGTGCACGTGCTACACCAGGTAATGTTAAGCTACTTGCAGTCAGTTGATTCCAACCACCTATTTTTTCTGGTAATCCATATCTAAATCTAACAAAATCACCATCCACCCATTGAGACTCGGCTCCAGATTCTGTTGTCATCTTGTTAAAACCAGGCTTGAAATTTAATTTTTGTAGCATATAACCTACTATATAATACTTATGAATATAATGAAAGCGAGAATAATTTGGTTTCCCGAACGGTTATCATACATAGATTTTGACTCTTTACAAGATAAAATAGATTGGGATCTAAAGCATTTAGAGGCTGTTCGTCAATACATGAAAGAAGATGGGTTGTTGTTTCCTGCCGTATTTAAAGATGACGAAATACATTGCGGTCATTATAGATTTAAAATAGCAAAAGAAATGGGCTATGATGGTATTGATGCCTACAAAGTAGACACTTTTAAAGAAGCTCTGCATTTGACTAATTTTAGTGAACTGTGCTATAAGCATTACAAAGAATATAAAGAAAAAAATTATGTATGAATCATTAACAGAAGCAACTAAATTTCACGCTATAAATCAAAACAATTGGATTGGAGAAGCATTAGCGGAGTACAAACATGAAATTTTTAATTTAATAAAAAAAAATAATATATCAACTATTTTAGATTATGGTTGTGGTAAAGCAAAATTTCACCCCATCCTATTTAACAATCCAAAAGTTCCAGGTTCGCCTATGGGAATAACAATTATTCCATACGATCCTGCTGTTGCCAAATTTTCAAATAAACCAACTGGTCAATATGATTTAGTTATCTGTATTGATGTAATGGAACATATTCAAGAAGATAAAGTAGATGAAGTTTTAAAAGATTTATTTAGTTATAGTGATAAAGTTTTTTTAACTATTACCTGTTATCCCGCTATGCAAGTTTTACCAAATGGTAATAATGCACACTACACTATTAAAGAACCAGATTGGTGGAAAGAAAAATTAAAACCATATGATGGCAATCATATTACAATATTTCAAACTAAACCGGACAGAGGAGGTAAAACTGTTAATAAAGAAGAATGGAAACCTAATAAAATTACAATAAAAAAATTAGAAAAAAATGACAAAACTTTGGATAATAGTCAAAAAGAAAAATCAAAATTACTATGAAAGAAAAAACAGTTAACATAGATAATTTTATAGGTGTTTATGATAATTATATTACTGAAGAAGAATGTAATAAAGCTATTAAATTATTTGAAGATCAAGATAATTTTAATCGTACTGTAAATAGAATAGGCGGAGAAAAAGCTTCAATACTACAAAAACAAGATCAACAATTTTTTGCATCTCCCAATAATATTGATATTTGGTGGAGTGATTTAAAACCCATGATGTTAAATTTTGATATTGCTTGGAAACACTATGTAAAAAATACAGGAGCAGACGACGCTTATGGAGTGCCTTTTCATTTCACTAATTTAAAAATTCAAAAAACTTTACCAACAGAGGGATACCATGTTTGGCATATAGAACATGGTCAAGGTTATGATAACGAAGCTAGAGCTTTTGTTTTTTCAATATATTTAAATGATGTAGAAGAAGGTGGAGAAACTGAATTTTTACATTTTTCAAAAAGAGTAAAACCTAAAAAAGGTAGAATAGTTATTTGGCCTTCAGCCTTTCCATATCTACACAGAGGAAATCCACCTTTGTCTGATAAAAAGTATATACTAACATCTTGGATGCTTTTAAGATAATGGACCATAGAGACAGTATAATACATATTAAAAGAATAATTCATCCTGAATTTATAGAAGTAATGATACCTTTTATAAATCACAAAGCTAAAAAAGATTTAAAAGTTGGTCCAGCTGGCGATTTAAAAAAAGATATTAGAAATGTAAAAGGGTATTCTTTAAATTTTGAAACTCCTACTAATTTATTTTATTGGAATTTTATAAAACAAGAAATAGAAAGATTGTATATATTTTATAAAAGTCAATTTCCTAAAATGTTGAGTAACAAAATAAATCAAATGGATTTGTTAAAATATAATGTTGGAGGAAAATATGAAGTTCATACAGATCAATATACCACGTCGCCAAGAGCTTTGAGTATTATTATGAATTTAAATGATGATTATAAAGGTGGTGATTTAATTTTTACAGATCAAAAGGATAATGAAATTAGAAGATTAAAATTAGAAAAAGGATCAATGGTATTTTTTCCAAGTAATTTTATGTATCCACATAAAATTGATTCTATAACGAAAGGAACAAGGTATAGTATTGTTGCATGGCTACAGTAAATTATAAATTAATTAAAAATTTTTTTAGTGAATATGAATTAAAAATTCTTCAAAAATATTGTTATAATAGATTAGATTATAATCAAGGATATGCGATAGATCCGCAATCGTTTTCACCTGCGTTTTATAATGACCCATTAATGAATTCTATACTAGATGCTAAATTACCTATGGTTGAATCCCAATCAAATTTAAAATTATTTCCATCTTATACATATTGGAGATATTACGTATTCGGTGGAACTTTACGTAAGCATACAGATAGACCATCATGTGAAGTATCAGTTACATCTTGTATTAAAAAATATGATAACTGGCCAATTTCAGTTGAAGGAACTAGTTTTGAACTAGAAGAAGGAGATGCTGTTTTATATGCAGGATGTGTTCAAAAGCATGAGAGACCTGGCATGTATAAAGGAGAAGGTATGGCTCAAGCATTTTTTCATTACGTAGATCAAAACGGACCTTTTAAACATCACGCTTATGATAATTATTTTAAAGAAAATAATACAGGGCACTCAGAAGAAGATGTACTAATTCTTAAGTCTTTATAATATATATTATTGTTAAATAAGGTTGAACAACTGAAGTTGAATCTCCTGTAAAAGAAGCACTCATGTTATGAGAATGACCAGATCCAGATCCTGTATTTGAAAAAGATTTTTGGTGTTGTCCTGGATTGTGGTATAAAATTCCTGGATTTCCACCTGGAGATCCTTGTCCTTTATAATTATGTGAGTGAGATGCAAGTTGTGATGTAGATAAAGTTGCGTTTGCCGTTGATCCTGCAATATTTCCAGTTTTTTGAACTGTGTTAGCACCTCCAGTTGATGCTAAAGCTTTATTCGGTGATTTTCCAACCGGAACATTATCTTGTAAATTAGGAAGAGTAAAAGTTGTCGATCCATTACCTGCTCCGTAAGTTGTCCCTACAATCGCAAATAAAGCCGAATAAGTAGATCTTGAAACAGCTGCACCATTACATTCTAAAAAACCTGTTGGCACTGATGAATCTGACCACGGCACAATAGTTGCCGTTGGGATACCTTCTATACCTGTAAGGTTGGCCCCAGAGTAGTCATACTTAGTTGCTTCATAGTTTGCCATTTTTACCTTAAGTTTTTATAATATAAATTATAGTTACATATGGTTGAAGAACAGAAGTAGCATCCCCAGAAAAGTTAGCACTCATATTATGAGAGTGTGCACTACCAGAACCGGTGTTTGAAGAAGTAAATTGAGGGTTGCCGGGGTTGTGATATAAAATTCCCTGGTTTCCACCTGGAGATCCTTGTCCTTTATAATTATGTGAGTGAGAAGCAAGTTGTGCTGTTGTTAAACTTGCGTTTGCTGTTGAGCCTCCAACGTTTCCAGTTGAAGTTACAGTGTTTGCTCCACCAGTCGATGCTAAAGCTTTACTAGGAGATTTACCCATTGCAACATTATCTTGTAGATCAGGTAAATCAAAAGTAGTTGAACCATTACCTGCCCCATAAGTTGTCCCTATAATTGCAAATAAAGCTGAGTAAGTTGATCTTGATACAGCTGCGCCATTACATTCTAAAAAACCTGTCGGCACTGATGAATCTGACCATGGAACAATAGTTGCTGTAGGTATGCCTTCGATACCTGTAAGATTTGCTCCTGAAAAATCGTATTTAGTTGCTTCGTAATTTGCCATTTACACTCCTATGATGAAGAATAAGATGTTGGACGTGCACCTTTTCTTGCAATTTGATCGTCTAAACTTTCAGAAGTTAATATATTACCTTCGCTGTCACGAGTTGTAATAACATCATCATCCCAATCACTTTGTAATTGTGCTAAATGAGCAGCATCCCATCTAGTAACAAATTCACTTATATCTCCTAAACCTGCATCAGAAAAAGATGAGTGAGGTGTTTCATCTCTGTATTCTACTTCATCAGAAGTAACTGAATTTCCTTGTTGGATTGCCCAAATATTTGAAAATTTTGAATCATTCCAAAAAGCATCGTCATTAATTTTGTAGCCGATACCTTCTTCAGCACCTTCTGCATGGTTTTTAATGATTGTTTTATCATCAAATACAATTGTCCAATTTCCTTTAGCTGCCATATTCTATTTCTCCTTGTAAGTCCATCCTGTTGTAGCGTCTCCTGAAAAAACTAAACAGAAAGCTGCACCTTGTGTATTAACAACAAGATCGGCTGCTGCATTAGCTATATTAGAACTGTTTCTTCCAATAGTCAACGCGTTACTATTAAAATCATATCCTTGATCTACAAATGAAACTTCATCTCCTGTAGCAGGTGAGGCTGGTAGCGTAACCGTAAACGCTCCACCATTTGTATTACATAATAATTGAGCACCAGCTTGAACTGTTTCAGCTGCTGTAATCGCTCTCCAATTTCTTTGTTCAGATAATTTTACAATGTTTGTACCATCAGAATATAGAACATAATTATTTCCTTCACATAAAAGAACACCTGTTCCTCCTGCTGTTTTGAAAGTTAAAGTGTTTCCTGCATGGTCACATGCGTTTTGAACATGATAAACTTTTTCAATTCCATCTGGAATACTTACTGTTCTGTTTGCTGCTAAAGTTCCTGTTAATTTAATAACATCATTTTTACCATTTGATAATGCACCATTAGTAAATGTTAAAGATCTGTTAGCGTTAGTTAAGTTAAAAGTTGTAAA